ATGTTGATTCGCGATACAGCGGCCGCAACCTCGAGCGAGGTGACGCCGGAAGGATTTCTTCGGGTTCGAGCACGCATCGGACGAGCCGGCATCCAGGATTACCGCGCCGCCGAAATCGGCTCGCCGGACGGCTTCGAGCCCGGCGATCTCGTGCGTGTGTATCGATCGGCCGAGGAGGTCTTTCATCCCGACAGCCTGCGCAGCTTCGCCGGCAAACCGATCACCGATGACCACCCGCCCGCGATGGTGGATGCCGCGAACTGGAAACGCTACGCCATCGGCCACGCCGGACACGAGGTGACCCAGGATGGCGAGCATCTGGCGGCCGACCTGCTGATCGCCGATGCGGCTGGCGCAAAGCGCGCTCAGGCCGGCGCCGAACTCTCGACCGGGTATTTTGCCGACGTCATCGTCGGTCAAGGCGTGACGCCTGAGGGCGAGCCCTACGATGCCGTCCAGCGCAACATTCGAGGCAACCACATCGCCCTCGTCAAGGCCGGGCGCTGCGGCGAGACCTGCAGGGTCGGCGATACCGCCATCGCCGATTGTCGCTGCGGCGATGGCGCCGATACCGGCTCTAGCACGGTGGATGAGCTTCACCGCCGTCTCGCCGATCGGGACGCCTTGCAAAGCGAGGCGCTGGCGGCCGCCGACGATCGTCTCGCGGCAGCGCGCGCCCAAATCCTCGATGACGCAGCGATCGACGCACTCGTGGCCGAACGCACGACCGTGATCGACGTCGCCAAACGGGTGCTCGGGACTTCCATTGCAACCACCGGGATCAGCGTTGCGGATCTTCGCCGACAGGTCGTGGCGCGGGTGCTCGGTCCCGAGCAGGTGCGCGATCGGGCCGACCCCTACGTGGTCGCCGCCTTCGAGACGCTTGTGGCCGCACGAACGATGTCCAACCCGCTCGCGGCGCATCTCGCCAGCGGGATCAGGGACGCGGCCCAGACGCGCGAGACCGCTCTCGCGGCCCGCAACCGATACCTCAGCAGCGCCTGGAAAGGCGACGTCAATCAAGGAGATTTGTGATGCCGGCAGTCCAGACCGCTTATCCCAACGCGCAGGCGCCCGCCTATCTCGGCATGGTGGCCAATGGCGAGTGGGTCACCAACGTCATCTCCCGTATCGTCGATCCGGCGAGCGCGACGCCCATCAACTTCGGTGACGTCGTCCTGCAAGGCGCCTCCGAACAACTCGTCGTCTCGGCCAACGGCGCGACCGGCGCCTTTCGGGGGCTTGCCTTGCGTAACCCGACGCTGCCGCCCGGCAACAGCGACCAGTATCTCGCGACCAATTCCATCGCGGTTCTGACCAAGGGTGTCATCTGGGTCAATGCGGCCGTCGCCGTCACCCCGGGCCAGCCGGCCTTCGTCACCGCGGTAGGTCTGCTGACCAATGTCTCGACCAGTAACACGGCTCTGGCCGGCGCCCTCTGGGAAAGCGGCACCACGGGGAGTGGATTGGCGAAGCTTCGCCTGACCTGAGCCGACCTTTCGTCCCGATTTTCACACCCTTCAGGAGATCAACAATGCTACGCGCAAGCGCAGTCTTCGACGCTCAGGCGGCTCTCGGCTTTCTCGTCTCGCAAGTCACCTCGATCGAGCAGAACGTCTATGCGATCCGGTATGGTGACATCCAATATCCGAACCTCGTTCCGGTCGACTCCTCGGCCTATCCCTGGGCCCGGACCGTCACCTATTTCACCTCCGATCACGCTGGCCAGGCCGACTGGATGGACGGCAACGCCAGCGACATGCCCTTCGCCGACGTCGCCCGCACCAAATTCGAGACAACCGTGGAGTCGGCCAAGATCGGCTATCGCTTCTCGCTCGAAGAGGTCAACGAGGCGATGCTCATTCCGGGCATGACCCTGTCGGCCGACAAGGCCGCCGCGGCCCGGCGAGCCGGCGAGGAACTGGTCGAGCGGGTCGTCATTTCGGGGGACAGCCGCAAGGGATTTTTGGGCCTCGTCAACCAGACATCGGTGCCGCAGGTCGCGGTCGCCAACGGCGCGGGTGGCTCGTCACTCTGGACCAACAAGCAGCCGATCGAGATTCTGGCCGATATCAACAATGCCCTCGTCGGAGCGTGGTCGACGAGCGCCCAGGTCGAATTGCACGACACCGTGCTGCTGCCGGTCGCCCATTATGGGCTGATCGCCTCGACGCCCCGGTCGGCGACGTCGGATGCGACCATCATCACCTATCTCCAGGCCAACAATATCTACACGTCGACCACCGGCCGGCCCCTCACGATCCGCACCTTGCGACAGCTGGCGGGGGCGGGTGCCGGCGGAAGCAATCGCATGATCACGTATCGGCGCGACCCGCAGGTGCTGAAATTCCACATGCCGATGCCCCATCAGTTCTTCCCGCCGCAGCAACGCATGCTCGAATTCATCGTCCCGGGCATGATGCGGCTCGGCGGCCTCGATGTGCGCCTGCCGAAGGGCGTCTCCTACAACGACGGGATCTAGCCGCATGCTGGCATCCGTCACCAACAAGGCCAAAAGCCTGCGTGGCTTCCACACGCTCGATCGCGGATCTGTACCGATCGAGCCGGGCGCCTATGCTCTGCTCGATCTTGCCGATCATCCGCTGCACCGGGCGTGGGCGGACGCGGGCGAGATCTCGATCATGCCGCTGTCCGACAAGGACGCGAAAGCCGTTCGGAAAAAACTCGATGCCGACGCCGACGCGCTGGACCGGTCCAGGGTTGTGGCTCTCTCAGCGCTGCCGGGTGCCTTTGCGGCCGGATCGTAAACCCTGAACCAAAGGCTCACCATGTCGCTCACTCCTCCTGTGGCCGCCGATCTGGTAAGCCGCTTTCCCGCCTTTGCGACCGTCCCGACCGTCACGCTCACGGCGCGCTTGGCCGAGGCATCGACACGCGTCGATCAGACGTGGACCAGCGGCGATGACGGGCTCGCAATTCTGCTCTATGCGGCACATCTGCTGACGCTCGACGGATTTGGAGGCGGCGCCGAAGCGTCTCTCGCGGCTGCGGGCGCTCTCGGTTTCACGAGCTTCCGATCCGGGCAGTTCAGCCTTGAGCGCCGCGGATCCGAGCGGACGACGCAAGTCTCCGACCTGTCGGAGACCATCTACGGACGCCGGTTTCTGGCGCTGCTCCGTGTCAACCAACCCGCCGTTCTGGTGCCTTGAGAGGAGCCACATGACTCTGCTGACCGGCGGCCTCGCGGCCGTCTTCGGTGCCGCGTTCGGCGCGATCTTTGCCGATGGCGTGCTCCATCAATCGAACGAAACCGCGACCGGTACGGGGGGCTTTACGGTCTCCTGGTCCGATAGCCCGATCAAATTCTGTCTCGATGCCGTCGATCAGGCGACGCGTGGGGCTGCCGGCTTGCCGTCCAACGTCGTCAAGCTCACGGTGTTGCAGGCAAGCGCCCCAGGCGGGATTGGCCTCGACGATCAGATCAGTCTCGCGGGGCTCACTTACCGTGTGGTCAATGTGGACACGGACCCGGCCGCCGTCGGCTTCGTGCTGCTTGCGGTGCCGATCTGATGAGTTGGGAGATCGACTTGCTGAAACGCCGCCTTGTGGCGGCTCAGCAGCGTGCACGGACGAACGTTTCGGCCGCACTCGAGACCGTCGCACAGGACATGATTGACCTGGCTCGCCAGTCGCTGTCTGCAACCACCTCGCCGAGCGAAGCGGGGGTCTCCGAGACGCTGGGCTGGCGCTCCGATCCAGCCGATCCATCGGTCGTGGTCACGGCGACGAGCCCCGCAGCCGTGTTCCTAGAATACGGAACGATGCAGCGCGCCGCCAAGCCGTTCTTTCGGCCTGCCGCCGAGGCCGCGTCCGAGGCGGCTCAACAGCCACTCGCCGCCGTATTCGCCCATTCGATCTCTGGAGAGGGCTCATGATCGCAAGCGACCGACAGCAAGCGACGGTCGACGCTATCCTGCAGGCTCTGACGGGTGATCAAGCTCTCGCGACCCTCGTCGGCCAGCGGATCTTCGACGCGCCGCCCGGCCGGGCCGTGACACCGGAGATCACGATCAAGCTGGTGACCGCCATGGACCAGTCCAGCGCCGACACGGATGCTCAGCGCTTGGTCTTCGATCTCGACATTTGGGATCGCTATGCGCTCGGCACCGACCTCTCCCGACCCCGGATCATCATGGGGCATATCCGCCGCATTCTGCACCTTCGCGCGCTGACGCTCGTCGGCGCCAACCTCGTCGTCCTGCGCTGCATCAACGCGCAAGGACCGTTCCGCGACCCAGACAATGTTGCGCTGCACGGCATCGTGACGGTCTCGGCCTTGGCCGGCCACGAAACCCCGTCCTGACGCTCACCACCGTCTTCCCAAAAGGAACGCCATCATGTCCGCTTCACCCGGCAAAAGCCTTCTGCTGCGCGTCAATACCGCCGACTCCACCTTCGTGACCGCAGGCGGCCTGCGGACCAAGCAAATCAAGCGATCGGTCGGCAAAGTCGATGTCACGAGCGCCGACTCGGCCGGTCGCTGGCAAGAACTGCTGCCCGGCGCGGCCGTCCAATCGTTGGCTTTCTCGGCCAGCGATTTCGTGTGGTTAAATGATACGGCCTATCAGGCCTTCCGGACGGCCTTCGACAGCGGCGTGATGCTGGTCTGCCAGATCGTCTATCCAGGGGCTGGCTATTATCAGGGCAATTTCGTCATCACACAGCTCGACGAACAAGCGCCCTTCGACAAGGAAATCACATCCTCCCTGACGATCGAAAGCTCGCAAACGCCCGTATGGTCGGCCGGAGCACCGGCATGATCCGGGCCGCCTCCTCCTCCCGTCGCGATCGCCGGGGCCTGATCAACCCACTCAGCGGGGAGTTCCAGACGTCGATCGACGGCACCATGTGTCGCTTCGACACGCGGCTCGCAACCATCGCGGCCATCGAAACCGCATGCGGCGACCGCGCCATAGTCGAGGTGCTGAACGGGGTCATTCTCGGGCGCCGTGCCAAGGATCAGATCGCCGTCATCGCGGCCGCGCTGGCGGCTGTCGAGCCGGGCCGTGACGACGCAGAGGAGCGTGCCGCACGTGCCACGGTGAATGAAGCGGAGGCGTTCGTCCTGGCGCTGGTTTTCGCGCTCGGCTTTTCGATCGCGTCGTCGCAAGCGGAGGCGCGTGCGGATGGCCGCCCTTTCGACGGGCCGAGCGCTGGCGCCAATGGCGAGAGTTCGCGCTCGGCTGCTTGAAGTGGCGTGAGGCGGACTTCTGGGCCTGTTCCTGGGTCGGTTTCACCGACGCCTGGAATGGGCATCATCGCTTCGTTCTCGGGCTCGATCCGGACCAGCAGCCGGTCGGCGCCGCCGAAGCGAGGCGCCTCGAGCAGCGCCTGAGACAATGGCAGCAGACCGGCATCTGGGAGGACCACCATGGCTGAGACCGCAGGCGAACTCACGTTCAAATTCGGCGCCGATTTCTCTGGCTTCTCGCGGGCGACCGACAGCGCGGGGCATCAACTCGACGTTTTGGCGAAAGCGACAGGCCGTCTTCAGAGTGCTGCGGCCTCGCCGCTTCGACAGGCGATGCCCCTCGGCCTGATGCCCACTCTGGCGACGGGAGCTCGAGCGATGGCGCCTTCTGCCACCGACAGCCACGACACGGCGAGCGACAAAGAGCTTAGCCGTCTTGCGGACCAGCTTGCGCTGCTCAAGACGACGGGCGCAGCGCATGATGCAATAGCGCTCAAAATGAAAACCGAAGTCGAGCAAGCCAAGCTTGGGGCAGACGCGACGGGGGGACAAAAGCAAGCCGTGGCGGCTCTCGTCGGCCAGATCGATGCGGCCAAGACGGCGCAAAGCTCTCTCAAGCGCGAGCAATCCGCCACGAACGAGGCCTGGAGCTATGGGGCCGATCAAGCCGAGCGCGCGATCGAAGGTGTGCTGCTTTATGGCGGACGATTGCAGGATGTCGGGCGATCACTGCTCACGAGCGTCTCGCGCCAGGGGCTTCAGGGCGCTTTGACGGGGTCGGGCTCGCTCGCGGGTTTGTTCGGGACCCTGGGGACGGGTGGACAGACCGGCGGCCTCTTCGGTGCGATCCAGTCGTTGTTCGGAAGCGGCGTCGGAAACGCAAACGGTTCGGGTCTGTCTGGATTCTCCGGTCTCTACGCGAACGGCGGCAGCATCGGCGCGGGCCAATGGGGAATCGCTGGAGAGAAGGGCGCCGAGGTCGTGGCCGGCCCCGCCACCATCGTGCCTTGGGCCAAAATCCCGACCGCCCGGACCGCAAACGGTACGGCGGCGTCGCATCAAACCATCAACTTCAATGTCTCGACCCCCGACGCGCCGTCCTTCGCGCGATCGGAAGCCCAGATGGCATCGTTGCTGTCCCGCGCGGTCGGTCGTGGCCAACGGAACGCATGATGACGAGCTTCAACGAACGTCTATTTCCGACTGATGTCGCGCTCGGAGCCAAGGGTGGTCCCGAGCGACGGACCGATGTGGTCACGCTGCGGTCGGGCGCCGAGCAACGCAACGCGATCTGGGCGGAGTCCAAGCGCAAATATCAAGCCGGCTATGGGGTCAAATCCTTCGCTCAATTGGAAGCCGTCCTGGCCTTTTTCGAAGCGCAGCGCGGTCGCCTCTATGGTTTTCGCTGGAGGGACCGGTTCGACTTTCGATCTTGCGCGTCGCCGGCACTGCCGATGCCAACCGATCAGCCGGTCGGGATCGGCGATGGAGCCACCGCCGTGTGGCAATTGACAAAGACCTATGGGTCTGGAGCCACCCCTTACGTTCGTCAAATCCGAAAGCCGGTCGCCGGGTCTGTTGCGGTTGCGGTCGATGGACTTGCGGTTTCGGCAGTCTCCGTTGACGCCACAACCGGTCTCTTGACGTTCATGCCCCGATCCGTCCCGAAAAGCGGCGCCCTCATCACGGCGGGCTTCAGCTTTGATGTGCCGGTGCGTTTCGACACCGATTATCTCGAGGTCGACCTCTCGCATTTCGAGGCGGGTCAGATGCCCAACATCCCCATCATCGAGATCAGGGTCTAGCATGAAGATTGTTCCTCCGGCGCTGGCGGCCCATCTGGCCACCGGCGCGACGACGCTCGCCTATTGCTGGCGGCTGACGCGGCGCGATGGCGTGGTGCTGGGCTTCACCGAACATGATCGCGACCTCGTCTATGCGGGCACGACCTTCTCGGCCGCGTCTGGCTTCACGGCCTCGCAGATCCAGCAATCGCTCGACCTGTCGATCGACAATCTCAACGCGGCGGGTGCGCTATCCTCGGCCGACCTGACCGAGACCGACATTCTGGCCGGGCGCTACGACGACGCCGACGTCGAGCTCTTCTGGGTCAATTGGGCCGACCCGAGCCAGGGCCTCACGATCGCGGTCGGTAACCTCGGCGAGGTGACGCGGGCCGGCATCGCCTTTTCGGCCGAGTTCCGCTCCATCGCCAACCGGCTGAACCAGAAGATCGGCACCACCTGCGAACGGTTCTGCTCGGCGCGTCTCGGCGATACCCGCTGCGCTATCGACCTTGGTGCGAGCGCCTTTCACGGCACCGCGACGGCCGGGACGGCCGGGCAGATCACCGAATTATCCGTCACCGGGCTCGCAGCCTTCGCGACCGACTGGTTCACCTTCGGCACGCTGTCGTTCACGACCGGCGCCAACACCGGCCTGCTGCTCGACGTGAAGGCGCATCTCCGCACCTCCGGCATCGACATCCTGCAGCTGTGGACGCCGACGCCCTTCGCGGTCGCGATCGGCGATATCGCGACCGTCACGGCCGGGTGCCGCAAGACCCTGTCGGTCTGCCGAACCAAATTCGGCAACATCCCCAACTTCCGGGGCTATCCGTATATTCCGGGCTCGGACGTCATCACCCGCTACGCCGTGCAAGGTGCGCTCAACGCCTCCGGCGGCTCACTCTTCGCAGGCTCGTGATGCCGACCCGATCCGACATCGTCGCGGCGGCGCGTCGCTACATTGGCACGCCCTATCATCATCAAGGCGCGCTCGCCGGGGCAGGGTGCGATTGCCTCGGCCTGGTGCGCGGCATCTGGCGCGACCTCTATGGTGCGGAGCCGGAACAGCCGCCGGTCTATACGCCCGATTGGGGCGAGGTCGGCGGCGACGAACATATCCTGGCGGCGGCGGGGCGGCACATGCTGGGCCGGCCGGTGAGCGAGGCCGAGCCCGGCGACGTGCTGGTGTTCCGGCTGCGGCGCGGCGCCATCGCCAAACATATCGCGGTTCTCTCGGCCGCCTCGCAACCCGACGGCAGCGGCGGCCGCATCATCCACGCGCAATCGAACGATCAGGTCCGCGAGGTGGTGCTGACGCCTTGGTGGCGCCGCCATGCCGTCGCGGCCTTCATGTTCCCCGGAGCACAAGCCTGATGGCGACCCTGGTTCTTCGCGCCGCCGGCGCCGCTGTCGGCACCGCCCTCGGTGGCCCGGTCGGCGGCCTCATCGGTGGGGCGCTCGGTGCCGTGAGCGGCGCGGTGGTGGATTCGCTGCTGATCAACGCCCTGACGCCACGCCGCTCCAACCCGCAACTCTCCTCGCTCGCGGTCACCAATTCGGCCGAGAACACCACGCTGCACAAGCTCTGGGGCCGCATGCGCCTCGGCGGCAACGTCATCTGGTGTACGCAATTCAGCGTCGGTTACAGCCATGTCGCGGCCGCGTCCGGCAAGGGCAGCCTGCTCACCCCCAAGACCAAGGTGACGCATTACAGCCTGTCGTTCGCGGTGGCGTTCTGCGAGGGCGGCGACAATGTCTCGCTCGGCCGGATCTGGGCCGACGGCAATCTGCTCGACATGAGCAAATATCCGCACCGCTTCTATAACGGCTCCGAGAGCCAGGAACCCGACAGCCTGATCGAAAGCGTCGAGGGCGCCGGCCGCGTGCCGGCCTATCGCGGCACCTGCTATCTCGTCTTCGACACGATGGTGCTCGACGACTTCGGCAACCGCATGCCGCAGATCACGGCCGAGATCATCCGTCGCCCCGACGTGATCGACGGCGAGGATGTGGTCAGCCAGTTGAAAGCCGTATGCCTGCTGCCGGGCGCCGGCGAATTCGTGCTCGGCACGCTCGAGTATCAATCCTCCGACGGCTTCGGCAATTGGTATCCCGAGAACCAGCATCAGAAGACCGGCCTGCCGGATTTCTACGGCTCGATGGACGAACTCGCGGCCGCGCTGCCGGGCCGCCAGGCCATCAGCCTCGTCGTGTCGTGGTTCGGCACGGATTTGCGAGCCGGCACCTGCCTGATCGTGCCGAAAGTCGAGACGCGGCAGAAGACCGTCAAGCCGGCCGATTGGACCGTCGCGACCTATACCCGCGCCACCGCGCCGCTGGTCAGCCAGATCGACACCTCGGCCTTCGACCCGAACGGCACCGGGCTCGGCACCTCGCCGGCCTTTGGCGGCACGCCATCCGACGACACCGTGACGCAAGCCATCCGCTACATGAACCAGGAGGGCATCCGCGTGATGTTCTACCCGTTCATCATGCTGGACGTGCCGGCCGGCAACGGCCTGCCCGATCCGCATGGCGGAGCCGAGCAGGCGGCCTTTCCCTGGCGCGGCCGCATCACCTGTTTTCCCGGGCCGGGGCAGGCGGGCTCGGCCGACAAGACCAGCGCGGCGGCCACGCAAGTCGCCGCTTTTTTCGCGCAATACACGCCGATGGTGCTGCATTACGCCAGCCTCACGGTGGCGGCCGGCGGGGTCGACGCCTTCGTGATCGGCTCCGAACTCGTCGGCTTGACGCAGGTGCGGGCCGGGGACGGCAGCTATCCGGCCGTGGCGGCTTTGAAAGCGCTGGCAGGTCAGGTCAAGGCGATCGTCGGTTCGGCCTGCCGGGTCGGCTATGCGGCGGATTGGTCGGAATATCACTCCCACCGCCCGGCCGATGGCTCGGGCGATGTGATCTTCAACATGGACCCGCTGTGGTCCGATCCCGCCATCGACTTCATCGGCATCGACAATTACCTGCCGATCAGCGATTGGCGCGACGGATCGGCGAACCTCGACGCCTCCGTGAACGGCGGGCTCGATGGCGGCCCGACCACGATCTACGACAAGGCTTATCTCGGCCGCAACGTCGAGGGCGGCGAGGATTACGATTGGTATTATGCGAGCCCGGCCGACCGAGTGGCGCAGCGCCGCTCGCCGATCACCGATGGTGCTTATGGCGAGCCGTGGGTGTTCCGGCAGAAGGATATCCGCGCCTGGTGGTCGACCGCCCATCACGACCGGCCGGGCGGCGTGCGGGCCGCCGCGAGCACCGCCTATGCGCCGCAGGGCAAGCCGATCTGGTTCACCGAATTCGGCTGCCCGGCGATCGACAAGGGCAGCAACCAGCCGAATGTCTTCTACGATCCCAAATCGTCGGAGAGCGACCTGCCGTATTTTTCGCTCGGCTCGAAGGATGATGCGATCCAGCGCGCCTATCTCGAGGTGACGCTGAGCTACTGGCGCGATGAAGCGCCGATCTCGATCCTATATGGCCGGCCCATGGTCGAGGCCGCCAATATGTTCGCCTGGGCCTGGGACGCACGGCCCTATCCGGACTTTCCGGGCCTCACCGGCGTCTGGCACGACACGCCGAATTACGAACTCGGCCATTGGCTGACCGGGCGGCTCGAAGCCGTGCCGCTCAAATGGATCATCGCCGAACTCTGCGCCGCCGTCGGCGTCACCGCCTTCGACACCTCGCGGCTGCTCAGCGCCTCGACCCTGGTGCCGGGCTATGCGACCGACGCGCTGGCGAGCCCGCGCGACATTCTCGCCGGGCTGATGGACGCCTTCCAGTTCGATGCCTGCGAGAGCGGCGGGGTGGTGCAGTTCTTCGCGCGCGGCAACGTGCAGCCGGTGGCCCTGACCGAGGCCGATCTCGTGGTCGATGGCGACACCGACCCCGGTTATCATCTGGTGCGGGCGCCAGAGACTGATCTGCCCGGCGCGGTGCGGATTAGCTTCGTCGACCCGTTCCGCAATTATGCCACCGGCGCGGTCGAGGCGCGCAAGCCGAATGGCACCAGCCAGACTGTCGCGACGGTCTCGACGGCGGCAGCACTCGACCAGACCTATGCGGCCGAGGTCGCCATGACGATCCTGCAGCAGACCTGGTCGGCGCGCGAAACCGCCTCGATCAAGCTGCCGCCGAGCGCCGTGGCGATCGACCCCGGCGATGCCGTGACGCTGACGATCGACGGCGTGACGCTGCCGTTCCGGGTCAAGCAGGTCGAGACCTCGACCTATCGCAGCCTGGAGCTGATCGGCTTCGACCCCTCCTTGCTCAAGGTGGCGCTGTCGCCAGACTATGCGCTCGGCGGCGCAACGCCGGGCGCCTTCGGGCCGCCGATTGTCGAGATCATGGACCTGCCGCTGGTGACCGGGCAGGAGGATCAGCCCTGGGCGCCGCGCATCGCCGCTTTCGCCTCGCCTTGGTGCGGGACGGATATCTACCGGCAGAACGGAGCCGGGGGGTTCGACATCGTTACCACGGTCGACACGCCGTCGGTCATGGGCGTGCTGACCGGGCCGCTCTATGCCGGACCGGTCGACCACTGGGATCGCGGCAACACGCTATCGGTGCGGTTCTTCTCAGCGGCCGGCCTGCTGTCCTTGACCGATACGCAGGTGCTGGCCGGGGGCGGCGCGCTGGCGGTCAAGAATGATGCGACCGGACAATGGGAGGTGGTGCAATATGCGGTCGCCACGCTCACCGGGGTCAACAGCTACAACCTGACCCGGCTGCTGCGCGGCCAACTCGGCACCGAGGCCGCGATGGCGGCGCCAAATGGCGCGGCACCAAGCGGCGCGCCGATCCCGGCCGGCGCGCGCGTCGTGGTGCTTGATCAGAACAGGTTCGGGGTGCTGACCACCAGCCTCGACAATCGCGCCATGGTGCAGACTTTGCGCTACGGCCCGAGCAGCGGCACCGTCGCCGACACCACCTTCACGACCATCACGGTGCAGCCGCAGGGGATCGGGCTGCGACCCTGGTCGGTCAGCCATATCGCGGCAGTGCGGCAGCCGTCCGGCGACGTCGTCGTGACCTGGGTCCGGCGCACCCGCTTCGGCGGCGATAGCTGGGATCCCGACGTGGTGCCGTTGAACGAAGACAGCGAGAGCTACGATCTCGCGATCCTCGCAACCGACGGCAGCGTCATCCGCAGCGTCACGACGCTCGGCGCGCCGACCTGGACCTATGCGGCCGCCGACCAGCTGGCCGACCTTGGCGCGGCGCCGCCCGCCCTCACGATCCGCATCGCCCAACGCAGCGCCCTCTTCGGGCCGGGCCAAACCGCAACCCGACGGGTGACCTTGTGAGCCAGACCCCCAACCTGCATCTGCCGTTTCTCGACGCCAACCAGAACCAGAAGACCGTGACGCATAATGCCGCCCTAAGCATTCTCGATGCTTTGGTCCAATGCGCGATCCGCAACGCCACCTTGACGGCCCCGCCCGCCGCGCCCGGCGATGGGCAATGCTGGATCGTCGCCAGCGGCGGCACCGGCCTGTGGGCCGGCCACGACCTCAATCTTGCGGCCTGGCAGGACGGCGCCTGGGCCTTCTACCCGCCCGGCCCCGGCACCCTGGCCTATAATGTGGCGACGTCGGTGCCGCTGATCTGGACCGGGGCCGCCTGGGTGCCGCTCGGCAGCGCGCTCGGGCCGCTGCAACTCGCCGCCCTCGGCATCGGCACCGCGCCCGATGCCGGCAACCCGCTGTCGGCGACGCTGAACAACATCCTGCTGAACGCGCTCGGCACCGGATCGAGCGGCAGCGGCGATCTCCGCGTCAAGCTCAACAAGCAGGCGGCCGGCAACACCGCCTCCTTCCTGTTCCAGGACGGTTTCTCGGGCCGGGCCGAGATCGGCCTGACTGGCGACGACGACTTCCACTTCAAGGTCTCGGCCGACGGCTCGACCTTCCGCGACGGGCTCAAGATCACGGCCGCGACCGGCGCCCTGACGCCGATCCCCTATGCGGTCGCGGCGCTGCCGGCCGGCACCCTCGGTGCCATGATCTTCGTCTCCAACGCCCGCAAGATCGGCGAGGCGGCCGGCGCCGGCACCGGCACCATGGCGGTCTTCTCGGGCGGAGCCTGGCGCCGCCTGTCCGACGACAGCGCCGTCGCGGCCTGATCCGGCGGCCGACAAGATCCGCCGAGGCTTCCGTCCCGATCCACCATTTTGAGGTTCTTCATGCGATTGTCTCTTTGCCGCGTCAGCCTCGTGCTGACCCTTGTGGCTGCATGGTCGAGTGTCCCCGCCTATGCCGATTCAATGCCGTTCCAACTCACACCGACATGGCAGAAGATCGCCACGGCGGGCCAGACGGTCGATGTGCAGAACACCAGCGGAGTGGCGGTTCTCGTCTCGACCTCGAGTGGGAGCGCGGTGCCGGCTCTGGCCGTCGGGCAAGTCCTCCTGGGCAATCAGCATCGGCTTTATGTCCTCGCGGCCGATCTCTATGCGCTAAGCTCCGCCGCGACGGGCGGGACCATCGTCGTGACGCCCGGCTTGGCGAGCGCGGGCGGCACCGTCGCTCAGGGCGCGGCCGGAGGAACGGCTTGGCCGACCGCCGATGCACAAAACGCCGCCTTCTCCGATTTTACCGCTTTGACGATTGGCGGCCCGGTCGTTGCGGTCGGTCGCTCCGTCGAAGTTATCGCCACGGTGGCCGGGAACGTCACGTTTTCGTTTCTCAACGGCAAGACCAAGATGGTGCCGGTCGCGATCGGCTACCAAGCGTTCGCTTATGCGGTCACGGGTGTCGCGGCCTCGACCGCTACCGCCACGATCAACAATCTCTATTGAGCACCGCAGACCAGCGGCCACGCCGCCTTCCATTCTCTCTCATCATCGCTGGAGCATTTCATGTGGCGTCCTCTTCGCTTGACGACTCGACTGCTCGCGTCTGTGTCCCGGCGGCTCCCGCGCACGATTCTCAAGCCAGTGCGAACCAGGCCCGTCGAGCGAGGACGGCTCGCGCTGGTCGGCCTCGGCACGGCGGCGCTCGCGATCGGGTATCGGCAGGGCGCATCGGCCGTTCCAAGCAGCCAAACACTGGCGGCCCCGCGTCCCTATTCGGACGGGCCATGGGCACGCGACCTGGTCACCCTGAAGGGTGATGGCAGTGACGAAAGTGTGGCCATCAAGGCCGCGCATGATGCCGCCTTCGCGCTGGGAGCCCGAACCTTGCACTTCGGGCCAGGCACCTACAACGCACCAAGCGCAACCAATCTCGGCAATATCATTTTCATTGGGGAAGGGACCCTGACAGGCGCCTACCGCAAGCAGATCATCCCGGCCGGCGCGCCGAATCCGCCAACCTTTGAGCGCGGCATCCGCCCGGCCTCGCATTTGCCGACATTCATCGCAGCCGCGAACCCCGTGGTCCTGATCCTCGGCGACAGCATCACGACGCCGTCCGATCAGATCGACGCATCGAGCTACATCTCGCGCCGGATCCTCGCCAAGCTGAAACGCGAATATCCGAACAAGACTATCACCTTCCTCGAGCGCGGCATTCCGACCACGGGATGGTCACACCTCGCATCGGCGTCGTCGATCGCAACACTCGGCCTTTCGCCCGCCCAGACCGTCAACTTCTGCCCCTGGATGACCGACAGCTCGAAGACGTGGATGAGCTACATCCAGGCGGCGGCGCCGGATCTGATCATCTTCCACTTCGGGGCCAATACCGGCACGCCGAGCGCGGAGGTCGCGGCGATGGTTGCGGCCATGACCCAGATCCAAGCCTTCGCCAAAGTGCCGGATCGCATCCTCATCACGCCGATGGTGCCGACCCTGCAGAACGCCACCTACAATCCGGCTGCCCAACAGGAGGCGCGCGATCAGCAGGCCGCCGTCCAGCGCGGCTATGCGTTGCGCCGGAACTTCGGCCTGATCGACAACAACCGCCATTTCAACATGGCGCGCGATGGCCGGGACATCCTGGCGCAGAACTTTAAGCAGGTGGCGACCAACTTCGCGGCCAACACGTCCTGGACCTACACGGCCTCGTCGCACGATTATTACCTGCGGTTCCAGCTATCGGCGGCGCAGCTCGGCTATCTCACGGCGACGCCGATCTCGCTCATCCTCGGCATCGGTTCGTGGGCCGACAACAACATCGAGGTTTCGCGCACGGCGGGCGGCAATTTCGCGGTGCTGGTGCGGACCACCGCTTCGACGATCGCGGTGCCGATGTTCGATACCGGCATCCCGATCCCGGCCTCGGTCACCGGCTATTTCGAACTCTCAATCAAGGGCACCTTCGTGACGCTGGCCTATAGCGCGACAACGGTCAGCCAGGGCAATTTCCAGACGATCCTCTATCAGGGTCATGTCGAGCGGTTCGGCGGCGTCTTTGCGCCTCGCGTGGCTTACTCGAACTCGATCACCACCTCGATTTTCGTCAACTCGCTGGCGCTGTCCGAGTGGCCGCTGGTCATGCCGACCCTCACGGATGCCGAGATGTATGGCATCGGTGCCGGCTCCTACGGCTCGACCTATGGCGGTAACCTGATCAACCACCCGTCCTCGATCGGGTGCGAGCGCATCTACGGTCCGATGCTGGCCCATGAGTCTTTCGCGACCTGATCGTCCCCTCACGACCGAAACGAACCGCAGCCGCCCTCGAGGCGGCTTTTTGCTGCCCGAAAGGATCTCCTATGACGCTGAGCACAAGCGCGGCAGGCCGCGCGACATTGATGGCGCGGGAAGGCTGCCGGCTCACGGCGTATCGCGACAGCGTCGGTGTCCTCACGATCGGGGTCGGGCACACGGGCCGCGCCACGCTGCCCCGCGTCACCGCTGGCATGACGATCTCGCAAACCGAGGCGGAGGTCATCTTCGCTTCTGATCTCGCTCCATTCGAGGAGGCCGTCAACAAAGCGATCACGCGGGCCGCGCCACGCTGCCCCGCGTCACCGCTGGCATGACGATCTCGCAAACCGAGGCGGAGGTCATCTTCGCTTCTGATCTCGCTCCATTCGAGGAGGCCGTCAACAAAGCGATCACGCGGGCCGCGACGCAGAACCAGTTCGACGCGATGGTGAGCCTCGCGTTCAACATCGGCTCGGCTGGCTTTCGTGGATCGAGCGTCGTGCGCCGGTTCAATGCCGGCGACCTCGGCGCGGCCGCCGATGCCTTTCTGCTCTGGAACAAGGCGGGCGGACGGGTGGTTGCGGGCCTCGCCAAGCGACGGGCGGCCGAGCGCGCGCAGTTCCTGATAGGCGATCCGACCCAATATGACGCGGCGTGCCCTCCCGCGTCGCTGCTCAAGCGGCTCTGGCTGGTGTTGATGACGCTTCGCAAGACGCAGTGACCATCGTCCGCCTAGCGCTCCCCGCACGCTTTCATTCCGAAAGGCTGATCAATGTTGTTCTTTCTCGATCTCGTGTTTCCGTTCGCGCTTCTGACCGCCTGGGCGATCGCTTGGTTCGCGGTCATCCACCCATGGTTGCTCGCCTATCGTTGGACGGCCGGACTAACGGCCGAGATCGATGCTCGCGAATATTCGGCTTTGACGTGGATCCTGCTCCGCCTCAAAGGCTTGCGAACGGCTCTCATGTTGTTCGTGGCATCCTTAATCGGCGGCTTCTGGGACCTGATCCAAACCGTCCTCGGCGTCGATCCGAGCGCGCTTTCGCCGTTTCAGGACACGCTGCTGTGGAAAGCCGTGCTGCAGGACGACATCGCCATCAAAGCCGCTGGTCTGGCCGCCTTTGCGTCCGCGCTTTTGGTTCTGCATGGGAAACTGAAGGACGTCAGGACGGTTCCGCGCACCGATCCTGCCCCATCCGGCGCAATCTCTACAGAGGCGCGGTAATGCTGACCTCCATTCTGAGCTGGCTTTCCGGCGGGGTTTTGTCGTCGGTTCTTCAACCGGTCTTCGCTTGGCTCGGCAAGAGGCAGGACGTGACGCTCGAGGGATTCAAGGCCGCTGCCGGCGAGGATGCGGCGGCCTACACGGCATGGCTCGATTTTGAGAAGACGGTCTATACGGCACGGCTCGCTGCCGCGTCATGGTGGGGACCGAAGCTCCTCTGCATGTTGGTTGGCGTCCCAGCCTGCCTGCATGTCGGGATGATCTTCCTCGATAGCACCTTCACGTTCGGCATGGGCCATTATGGCTCGCTCGGCATCGCCAAGCTGCCGCCGGACTATTTCGATTTCGAAAAGATCGTGGTCGATTTCGTCTTTGGCGTCTCGATCGTTGGACCGATGGCGTCCAGCGTATCCTCTTGGCTGCATCGAGCTTGACCTTCAGCCCGCATGTCTCGGAGACCATCGATCATGACCGACAGCCTGAAGCAGCCCCATAGCGCCGAGGGCCAGATCACCGAGTTGCGGACCCGTGTGCTTGGCGTCGAGAACGGGATGCTGCGTATCGAGAGCATGGTGGCCGGCCTCGGTGCCAAATTCGACGCCAAATCGCAGACCCCATGGGCCGTCATCTGGAGCGCGGCGGGGGTCGTCTTCGCCATGCTGCTCGGAGTCGGGTCACTCGCCTATGCGCCGATCTCGAAGGATCAGGAGCGCGTGTCGTCTCACCTCGAGCGGTTGGCCGAAACGGCCGTCACTGACCGTGATCTCGACAAGCGGCTGGATATCTCCGGCGCGCGGCGGGACGATTGGCAGCGGGGCGCCGAGAAAGCCGTCGAGGCAAACCGACAGCACATCGATAAATTGGATAATGAGGTCGTGCCACGCGGCGAGCATGAAGAGCATTGGCGAGCAGTGGACCGGCAGTTCGCCGACGTTCAAAGACAGGTCGACGAACAAAAGAAGTTTCAGTCGGATCTCTACTCCGCTCGCGACATCATTCGGGATCTCAACGAGCGAACCAAGACCCTGGAATTGCCGGCGCTTCGGACTGCCCCGATCCACTGA